TACCAGCATGGGAGAAATCAATTGAGAACTGGAAAGTCATAGAACACAATGGACAGCAATTTGTACTGTTTGGCATGTGTGATGGAATCTTAGAATATAAGGACGGTTCTAAAGTAGGTTTTGAGTATAAAACAAAGTCTAATAGTGTAGCCCAAATTAAACAAATTAAAGAACCAGCACCAAGCCACCGTCAACAAATTGTGGCTTATTCGATTTTGTTTGGCGTGGATGAATGGCTAGTAACTTATGAATCTGTAGCTAAAGATAAATGGGGTACTCATGAGAATGCACGACCTGACTTTAAGGTGTTCTATCACAAGGTAACTGAAAGAGAACGTCAATTACTTTTAGATAAATGGTCACGAGTTGCTGAGAATGTTGAGACAGGTGAAATCCCTCGACCTAATCCTTCAAAGTGTATGTTCTGCCCATTTAAAACGGCTTGTGGAAAGGTTGGAATCTAATGTATAAAATGGTTCTAGCTTGTGACCTTTCCTTAACGTGTCCTGCCTTTGCTGTAATGAAATTCGATTTAAGAAATAAGACAGTAGATTTATTGGAAGTGTCACATATTAAGACAAATTCAAAGAAGCCTTTAGGCTATCGACTGGAACAAATATCTGAACATTTACAAGGCTTATTGGACAAGTACCCATTTGACGATATTGTTTTAGAAAAAGGCTTCAATAGATTCGCTGTAGCTACGCAACAGTTACAACGTGTGGTCGGTATCACAGTCATTACCTTATATCGTAAAGGGTATGAAGGATATGGCGAAATAGCACCAACTAGCGTGAAGAAAGCTGTTACTGGCGACGGTAAAGCAAGTAAGGACGAACTAGCAAAAGCATTATACGGCTTTGTTAAGTACGATGATTACAAAACAAATGATGAATCGGACGCTGTAGGCGTGGGAATAGCATTAGGGAAACAAAAAGGATGGATTTAAATTAATACCTCGTGTATAATAGTGACATAAACTACATACGAGGCAAGGTGAGGCAAATGAACGAAAAGAAGATGTTGTCTGAGGCTAAGAAAAACCGTATTAAGGGATACTTGAAACTAGGTTTTTTACCAAAGGAAATTGCCAAACTGGAAAAAGTCACCATACGTCAAGTGTACGATATAAAGGAAGGAATGTAGAGATTGGTTTTTATAACCAGTCTCTTTTTTTTGTCCTAAAAGTAGTCTGAAATGCAAGTTACTAAGTGTAAGGCATTACAAGACGAAAGGAGAATGAAAATGACTCTAACTGTTATCGCTGGGGGAATGTTTGCCGAGAAGACAACTGAATTACAGCGACGTGGACGACGACTTAAAAGGGCTGGAAAGCGAGTTGCTTACTTTAAACCTGAAATGGATACAAGGTATTCAGCTAATGAAATTGTTTCACATGATGGTGCAAAGGTTGACGCTATCAGTATCAAAGAAAACACACCTATTCAAATTGCTTCACGAGAGTACTTTGAAGAGTATGATGTGTTCTTAATTGACGAGGTTCAATTCTTCACTAGCTACATTATGACAACTATCGAAACTTTATTACGTGGAGGGAAAACAGTTATTGTTGCTGGACTTGATCTTGATTTTAAAGCCCACCCATTCTTTACTGTTTCAGCCTTGATGTCAATAGCTGAGAATGTTGTGAAATTACATGCTGTCTGTTCTGAATGTGGCGACGATGCTTGGGTTTCTCATAAAGAAGAGGGCGGTCAACGTATCCAATTAGGAACGGATGAATACACGCCAATGTGTAGAAAATGTTTTAACAATTTAAAGAAAAAGGGGACTGTTAATAATGGTTAAATTTGAAGAATTAGAGTTAGGTCAAACGGTTGAACATGATATGGGTTTTATTGGCGAAGTTACTGAGTTACAGGAAAACGAAACTCTTAAAATAAAGGTTACTGATTCAGGTACAAGTAATTACGAGGTTGGTTATAACTATCACGCTGACATTAGTTATATTACACGTATTGTTAAACCAGCATCAAACCCACACAAATTAGTAATTGATGTTGATGTAACTGGTTTGGAGAAGGTTGCTGAAATTGGTCAACAAGTAGTATTGCTTGCTGAGGATATGGCTGACATTCGTAAAGAAGAATCAGTGTTCAAAGCCGAACTAGGTAGTGGTATTACTTTTGAAGGTACAAAATCTGACTTTAAAGTGTTCATGGAAGGCGTAACAGAAATGTTTTCTGTCGCTAAAAACATGGGACTGTAATAGGAGGGCATTATGAAAGTGATTACTGTTGCTGGAATGATTAGTGCTGGAAAAAGTACCTTAACTGAGTTAATCAGTAAGGAACATAACTCATTAGCTAAGTATGAGGAAATCCCTGAAATTTTATCTAAATGGTATGGTGACGCACGAGTAGTTACAGATGGTGAACGTATCCCATTCTTAACTCAATTGACTTTCTTAACTCAACGTATGAACAGCATTCGTGAGTGTCGAACGTCTGAGAAGTCAGGCTTTGCCGTGTTAGACCGTTCTATTTATGAAGATAGATTGTTTGGTAAGTTAGCACATGAGGACGGTGGCATTTCAGATTCAGAGTGGGAAGTATATGAAACTCTAATCAGTACAATGTGGAAAGAACTTGAACTTATCCCACAAATTCACCCTGACTTAACTGTATATATTCGTATCTCTTTTGAGACATTCTATAAGCGAATTATGAAACGTGGACGTTCTATTGAAGTAGCAAACTATGACAAGAATAAAGAGTATTTCTATAAGTTATGGTCACGCTACGACGACTATATGTTCAATGAATATCAGAAGTTCGCACAGTGTCGTGTATTAGTTATCGACGGTGATAAATACGACTTTGTAGAGAATGAAGCTGATAGAGAAATAGTCTTAAAGATGATTAATGAAGCCTTAATTGAAGAGGGCGTAATTAAAGATCATACGGAACAACCCTTTCCACAGTTCATTGAAGGTAAGAAAGTAAAAATCTTTCCTGAGTGGTACACAAAGCAAGGCTACACAGAAGGCATTGTAAGAGGCTGTTATTCTGACGGCTGTGGTTCAATGTTTACTATTGATGTAGAAGTTGAGGGACGTGAAAACAAGCTACGACTTTATGAGGGACAATACGAAATTATGGAGGATGTAACTAATGAGATTCTACGATAATCAAGTTCTATTTGATAAAGGGTATGAAACGCTTGCTACTAAATTTGAGGCTGTAATGGACAAAGCACCTGAATTAGAAAGTGAACTTACTGACCTAGTAATTTTCGTTACTGACGAACTTGATACTGGTGATGTACGTGCTGAGGACAATTATGAACGTGGTCGTGAGGATGGACGTGACGAGGGTTATCAGGAAGGTTATAACGACGCTGAATGGGAATACTCAGACCGTTATGATGACGGCTTTGAAGATGGACGTTCTGAGGGCTATGAAGAAGGCTATCAAGAAGGTTATGAAACTGGACTTGAAGAGGGACGAGAATAACTTTAAATTCAGTACTAACTTTAATACCAATACTAATACTAACTTTGGGGGCGTGAAGTTAACCACGCCTCAATAAAAAATAAGGTAAAACATAGGAGGAAATAACAGATGGATATGGTTCAGTTCTTTTCAATGCTTCAATTAATTGGTGGGGTAATTCTTTCAGTCGGATACATTCCGCAAATCATTAAAATGATTAAAACTCGTTCGGTAGATGATTTCAGTAAAATGTATTTAGGTTCTATTTTCTTTGGTATTGTACTAATGGAAATGTACGCTGTTTATATGTATCTTGTAATTGATGTAGCTGAAATGCAATCATTCTTCATTACTAATACAGCATCTACTATTTTAAGTGGTACTGAGTTTGTATTACTATTAATGTTCGCAACTAAGAAACCTAAAAAATAATAACTTTAAAATTGACGTTGGTACTAATACTAGTACTGACGTCTTTTTTTGTTTATATGTCCTAAAACCCTATGAAATTGCAAGTAACTAAGAGTAAGGGGTGATGCTATGGAACAGGTTGAAAATCCAATGGTTCGACCTAAGAGAGTTATTCCAATTAGGATAGTAAGTTTCTGTGTTCAATGCAATGTGAAACTATTTGCTGACGAGGAATTTCTTGAACTTGATGATGAACATTTTTGTGACACTTTATGTCTAAGAGACTACTTAGGTGTTAAGAGAATAGAAGGGTGGGAACTAAATGAAAAATAAGATCATTGACGGTATCGCTACTGGTTTTAAGTTTCTATTAAACGTAATTGGTGTAACTATTGGAATTGCTATTCTACTAGCATATCACTTTGGGATTCCGTATTTATTTTACAAATTCCTTAACAGTGGAGACGCACCGTACACGTTCTTTTTAGCTGTATGGTTTGGTACTAGCTATGTACTGGAATTATGGAACAGACACAAGTTAAAGAAACAGTTAAAACAATACAAAGAAATTGACGACATTATGAAAGGGAGATTTTAATATGCGAATTGTATTACAAGGAAGTTGCACACCTAGTCAAATGGGGAAGGCTGTACAGGAGATTCTAGAAAACACGTTAGAAAAGGCTGAGGCGAGAGGGAAGAAGTACCCTATTCATAATGCTGTAATTGAATTTAACTTAAATGTAGTAGGCGAGGAAAAGCCTGTTTTAGTTATGGACGACGAAAGAGGGGCTATGCTTACAATTCATACTGGAATTGAAAAGGGTAAGCTAACTGAATATGTTGAACCTGACCGTGAAGAACTGTTATCTAAATTCAATGAAATGATGGATACAGCAATCGAAAAAGAAGAGGAATAAAAAAGAAACCCACTGGCTTATTTGCTAGTGGGTTTTTCTTGTTTCTTTAGAGTTCTTTTACTTCTCTTTCTGATTGACATTAAGTAGTCGTCCTGTTCAGGCAACATACTACCACACAACTCTATGAGTTGTTGGTCTTGCTTCATAATTTCCTCAGTTTCAGGTGGCATAGTAAATTCAATTAAATCATTTAAGTCTGTGATTCTTAATGTAACAGCTATCACGATTAAATGTGGAACGCTGATTGTAGTTCTTTTCATATTAGCTAACTCAGAAAGCGACGCTGTACGAATACCTGTTAAATGACTTAATTCAGTCATGCTTATTCCTCTATCTTTTAAAATTTCCCCTAACTTACATCTAACTGTAAAGTACGGAAACCTTTCTAAATTCTTCTTAACGTGGTCTGTCGTGTTTTCATGCACTCTAACTATCATATGTATTACCTCACTTAACTTTTTTTACCTTACGACTACATTATATTACCGTATATCGTAAAATGTCAAATACAATTTGTCCCAAAATGACCCCTAATTGCAAGTACTTAATTGAGGGGGTTTTTATATGTCAAAGAAAAAACAAAAGAAAACTATTGGAATTATGACGCAAAACAGAGGAACAATGCCACCACCAGCAAGGGCTGACAAAGTGAAGAAAGGCAAAGGTTCATATAACAGAAAAGAAGGAAAGAGAGTGGAATATTAATGAAAATTGCACTGGTCGGAAAAATGAGATCAGGAAAGGATACGGTAGCAAAATTCTTTATTGATAATGAAGATGCAAACCAAATCGCTTTCGGTGATGAAATTAAAAAGATAGCAAGAAGGTACTTCCCTGAAATCGTAGCAAAGGGAAAACCAAGAAAGTTATATCAAGTTATTGGACAAGAAATGAGAAAGATTGACCCTGATGTATGGGTTAAGGCTTTAGATAGAACTTTAACAAATTTAATGGGCTATGGAGAAACAAGTTTTGTTATTTCAGATGTTCGCCAATTGAACGAATATCATTACTTAAAAGAAATGGGCTTCACTGTTATCAAGGTTGAGGCTGACGATGAACTGAGAAAGCAACGGATTCTAAACAGTGGTGATTTATTTGAACCTGAGAATTTCTATCATGAGACAGAAACGACAGTTGACAATATACCTTGCGATTACCTAGTAACCAATAATACAACATTGGCTGATTTATACGACCAAATCATTTATATACACAATGAACTTAAAGAAGGTGAGAAAGTATGACAAATAAATATGAACAAGCGTACAAGCTGGAAACCGAAAGTGGTGTGACAGCTTTTTTAAATGATTACCCTAAATTAGCTGAGGCCCGATTCTATTCATGTGATTTTACTATTAGTGATTTCTTATTGGACTTCCATTTCTCAGTTAATAAAGCATTAACAGAACGACAACGACAAGTTATTGAATTAACTTTCTATAAAGATATGAGACAGGTGGACGTTGCACGAGAATTAAATTTATCTCAACAAACTGTGCAAGAACATACCCAAAAAGCTATTAAGAACTTAGCTACATATCACATGATCTTAAAGGAACGAGGTGAATAGTTTGGGTGTTAAAGCTGACTTTGAACAGGAAGTAGAACGGCTATTAGCTATTAAAGAAATTCTACCTTTAGAGACTCGTATTAAACAGGTTGAGGACTTGACTGAGTGGTATTACAGCCAAACAGGACGCCACTATAACAACAGTTTTTTTCTTGATATGTTAGGGACTTATTTACTGGCTGATATGCTGAGAGATAAAGGCACTCATAAGGTTAAGAAAACTGAGTATCCTGTCCTATCTCATACTCAACAGAAATTGAGAAATAGACGTGAAAACCGTGTCGGTGACGATAACATGGACTTCATTAAATTGAAGAAGGTTCACAATCACCCTAACGCTTTCAAAAAACAAACTCAAAATAAAGATGAATAGGAGAGGTACAAATGGGACTTACTGAGATTTTAACAGTTGTATTTATAGTTTTAAAATTGACAGGTGTAATAGATTGGTCATGGTGGTTGGTTCTTCTTCCTGAATTACTTGCAATCGGCTTATATGTCATTGTAGTAACTGTGGGAGGTATCCTTACTGGAAAAGCTATTAAACATACATTCAAGAAACGGAAGTGATAGTATGTCAAATATCTTCTGTGGTATTTTTGCTTTTTTCTTTTTCTTAATATGGTTCATGATTCCTAAGGACGAGTAACTTTTTACAGGTTGCTTGTCCTTTTTTTATGTTTATTTGCAAGTACATAAGTGTAAGCAACTAAACGAAAAGGACGTGTCATTATGAACACAGAAAAGATGATGTTTAACCGTAACGAACCAGTATTCGGAAAGGCTATTGAACAGCCTTCACAGGAACTTATTAAGAACACTTTAGGGCTTCATAATGCTTCATTAGAGGATGCTTTAAAATACGGTGGCGAATTAACACGTCAGGCGATTGGTTCAATGAATTTAACTATGTCTCGTAAATATATCACTGTTGATACAAAGATTCACATGTTAGTACCTAATATGTGTCCTGCTATTGGTGGCTGGCATAACGACGGTGTACCTCGTGGGGAACAGTTAGACCCTAATGCAAAATCAAAGCCAAACATTCAATCACAGGAAGAACTTGATAGTTCTATTTTCCATCTATTAGTTACTGGTGATTCTTGCTTAACTCAATTCATTAAAGAAAGAGATATTGAATTAGATGTACCTGCTGTACCTGATACAAGTCTTTACCGAATGATGAATGAACAGGTTACTGAGAAAGTAAAGAACGGTGAATTAACTTCTTATGAAATGCCTAGTTGTACCCCTGTTATGTGGGACTGGTGGGAACTTCATACTGGTGTACCAGCTAAAAAACATGAGTGGCGTTTCTTAATTCGTGTAACTGAATCAGACCACATTAAACCTAAAACTGACTTACGTGATATTATCCGAATTCAGCAACAGGGTTACATGCCTATCGGCTTTGGGTGGTAAGTATGGAATATATTGAAAAGGCTACTCAGAACTTATCTATAAGTGAGTACATGAGATTTCTAGACCAGTTTCATAAGAAAGGAAAGTCAAAAAGCATAGCTTACCTTTGGTGGGCTATCTTTGGTGCTTTTGGTGGTCATAGATTCTATTTAGGTAATTACGGTACTGGACTAATAATATTAGTCGTGACGTTGTTCACATTAGGGCTAGGGGCTATTGTCGGCTGGCTGGACGTACTGAATATTAAACGATTAACTGAGAACGCAAATAAAGAGATTGTTTTAAATATAGTGAAGGACGTGAAAAGAAGATGAAACGAGTTTATTTAGCTTCACCTTTCTTTAATGAATTAGAAATTATGTATGTAGAAAAGGTTGAAAAAATTCTAGCTGCTAAAGGTCTTGAAGTGTTTTCACCGATGCGTGACCAAATGACAAACCTTGAAGCTGGAACACGCCACTGGTCAATTGAAACATTCCGAAACGATGTTAAATATATTGATTGGTCTGAGGTTGTAGTAACTATCTATCATGGTAATTATTCTGATAGTGGCACAGCATGGGAATTAGGTTATGCCTATGGAACTAACAAACCTGTAATCGTTATTCATGTAGGAAATGACAGTAACTTAATGGTACATGAAGGCGGTCACGCTAACATTACTTTAAATGAGTTAGTTGACTATAACTTTGATAAGTTACCTAGTTCTTTCTATGAAGGCAAAATGTTTTGAGGTTCGGATTATTAGAGTGGATGAATAGGAGGCAACGCCAAATCCTAGTCCACTCTTTTTTATATTATCAATTAAATGAAAATATCATATCTGATAGTGACTTTGATAGATGGTCAAAAGAACTATATGAGGCAATGAAAGAAAATCCTGACGTAGCAAAAAGATCAGTTTACTATAAAGACTTTTTAGAGTTTGACGGTTCAAGTGGTTATGACTTGCCATATGCAAACCCTGAGGTTCAACACAGTGGATATAGATTACTTAAAATACATGCTGAGAAGAGGAAAAAGAAATGACAAACTTACAAGTAGCAACAACAGGTAGCGAGTATAAATATTGGGAACTGTTCCGCTATGGAGAAGATAGAGATATTTTTGAAGTAGTTGAGTCTGATATTCCTGAATATATCGGAACACGTTATGTAATGAAAAAAGTTAAATCAAGCATCATCATGAAACATCTTGGTACTTATGACAATGATTCAAGTGAGGATATTGTTGTACCTTATGGCGTGGTTACTGGTGCTACATTTAAACGTGTAGAACAATTCTTACCGGTGCATATTGGCGACGCTATGAACGAACTAAAAGAGGACAAGCGAAACGTATTTGTTCAAGACAAGAACGGTCATTTTGAACGAATTACAGTATGGTCAGGCTTAGACGAAATTGAAGTTGCTGATTTTGATGATTTACTAAAACGACAATTCTTTATCAAGAAATAAAAGACCAGGGGCGAGTTAATCACTTGCCTCTTTTACATTTATATTACAAAAGGAGGATTCACCTGTATTATGACTGACTTTTATAAGGTTAAGTGTACAAGAGTTAAAGACGGTGACACGTTCGTAGGTGATGTTACTTTTGGTTCTTTTAACATGACTTTACATGACCAAGTATTCCGTTTAATGGGCGTTGATACACCTGAGAGACATGAGGAACTTTACTATGAGGCAACTGAATTTACAGCCCAACATATTGAGGGAAAAGAATTTACAGTGTTTCTACATGGAAAGGATTCTTTTGGACGATGGTTAACAGATGTTTACTTGAACGGAAATTTAAATGATAGCTTTAATAATTCTTTATTGAAAGAAGGGTTAGCGAAAGTATTCAAAAAATAAAAAGGTGGTTTTAAAAATGAGAAAGACAATTACAACTTTAGCTTTAATGGGTGGAATTTTATTTGTAGGTGGACAAGATGCGTTTGCTTATGAGGTGAAGAGTGGAGATACTATGTCAAAGGTTGCTGAGTCTCAGGAAATGAGTTTACATACATTAGTAAGCCTTAACCCACAGGTTTCTAACATTGACCGTATCTTTGTAGGACAAACTTTACACACTGACGCAACAGGCGTTGAACAGAAAACAACTAAAGTTAACACTGACGTTAATACTAGTACTGGTACTAATGATGAAGTTATTACAGCTTTAAATATTAGTGGTGACGACTTTGATTTATTATCAAGACTAGTAGAGGCTGAGGCTGGGATTGAACCTTTTGAGGGTAAAATTGCTGTGGCTAATGTTATCTTAAACCGTGTGGAATCAGACCAATTCCCTAATACAATTGAGGGCGTTATTTACGAGGCTGGACAGTTTCAACCTGTTCGAAATGGTCATATAAATAAAGTACCTTCTGAGGAATCGAAAGAGGCTGTACGAAAGGCTTTATCGGTTAATAGAAGTCTAGGGGGAAACTCTTTATACTTTTATGATCCACGTTATAGCGACGAGTCGGCAAAGCGTTGGTTTAATACTTTAGAGACAACTATGACTATCGGAAACCATGTATTTAAAACAGAATAGTTATAAGAAAAGGACAGGGGATATTTTCCCTTGTCCTTATTTTTTGTTTAAATTATCTACACAAGCTGTCATGATTGAAGTGATACCACCTTCACCATTTCCGCTAAATTGTAATAGACCTGTATTAGATAGGAATGCACCATACTTGCCCCAATAATCAATATTGATTTCCCATTTAACATTCTTAATAGCCTCAAATATCTCTTTATCAGACTTGTGTAAATCATGTCTAGCGTGATGAATAAACTTTGCAATACCCTTCAAAGCATAATTCTTCTCTAAGACATACTTTCCTTTTGTATCAATATCAGGAGGTAAATTAAAGAACATTTCATTTAGAGTATCATTTGTTTTAGCTTTGAACTCATTGTAATTGTCCTCATTGATAAAGTTGTAATCTTTCTTATACTCGTACCAGTACAATAACTTTGTAATAGCATATACAGTAGTTAAAAGGATTGTATTAGGGTTATTTGATTTAATAGACATCTTATTAAATTCAATACCATAGTATTTTAAATACTTATTGTTCTCAGCAAGTTCCCTAGCTAGACGACTGAATATATCAGTTTGGGCTAATCGGATAGTAGCGTTTCTTGATGGTCGTTGTGCTAAGTTATTTAAATCATGGAATAACTGCTTTTCTTCTTCTTCTGTTAAGTTGTTAAAGATAACGATAGGAATAACCATTTCTTTTAGGTTCTCTAATAAGTCTCTATATTTGTTTCTGACAGCTTTATCTTTGACTTTGTTAATTCTACCCTGTAACTCTCTAATAGCCTCAGAAATCCCGTGGAAACGGTGCTGTCCATCATTTATAGATAGCTTTGAGTTTCTTGTATCTATAGCTACCTTTTGTTGTGATTCATCATAGAAGATATTCCCTCGTGCTGTAACTGTAATTCCTGAGAAGAATCTCATATTATAAGGATTCTCAACCCCTGATAATACATACATTTTAATTTTGGATACACGTCTAGGAACTATATCTCTTTGAACATTAGGGAATACTTCTAAAAAGTCCATTAAATCTTTAAATTTAAGGACTGTTGAAAAGACTTCTCTTCCAAACTGTTTCCCCTTAATTCCTGAAATAGTAGCCATATGACTCAAAGAAAGATCATGTTCTCTTTTCGCCTTTATCATAGCCTCAACCTCAAATTTAGATGGATTACTTAACATATCAAACTCTATAGCTTTACCCAACTATAAACACCTCATTCAGTTTTATTTGTTATTCACCTCACTTCTCCATTATATATAATTTCAAATAAATTACATAGAATATTATTGGTAAACTTACATATATTAGGTAGCATTATTACAAGGGGTGTGACGCAAATCACATTAACATTTTGGTAATACTTCTAATTATAGGAAGTTCCTGAAACACGAAAAAACCCACGAACCGTTGAAGGACGTGGGTTAATTCTGTAAGGTTCTAACAAACAAAACCTTAAAACTAAGGCGTTTGTTAAATAAAACTAATTAAGTTAAGTTACTTAATATGTTACACTAAGTTATACATATTGTAAAGGGGAGATTGTAATAATAACTAAGTGGTTCGTAACATAATCTTAACTTTCTTGATATAAATTAAAGTTTCTTACTACTAAACAAATTCAAATTTCATAAAAAATTCACTTGATTTACTATGAAAGTTATGTGAATCTCATTGTAATTTTAGAGACTATACGGTAACATAGTGAGTATAACTTACATTAACTTAAAACAAGGCAATCGGGGGTAATATCGTGTCAGGCACGAAGAATAAGAATCTAACAGTAACACTAACTATGGAGGAACACGAGGACGTAGAGTTTTTAGTAAACTATTTCCAAGAACAATCTATATCTAATGTAACTAAAAGTGACGTTATTAAATTTATGATTAAACAAATGAGAAAAACTGTAGAGAATGATTTAGTTAAAGATATAAATAAACTCATAAAAGAAGCTGAAAAAGAGAATGACGAGTCTAATAAATAATAGAACAATATTTAAACTACTACATATTAGGACGAATAGAGTGTGATACATATATCCACTCTATTTTTTATGCCTTTATTATTAGTACTAAAGTTAGTATTAAATTTAGTGTTGACATTAAAGTTAATTATGGTATTATTAATCTCGTAAGGTTCATTGACAACAAAATAAAAACTAAAAGGCGGTATTTAAAATGACAGCAAAAGTTATCTGTATCAACAATAACAAAGGTGGCGTTCTAAAGACGACAACTACTACTAATTTGGCTGGTGTTTTAGCTAATCAAGGTAAGAAAGTTCTTATTATCGACGCTGATAATCAGGCTAACGTTTCATTAGCTTTTGGTTTGATTCCTGAGGACTTCAAACTAACTATTTATGACGTTCTGACTGGTAATGTTCCTGCTGAGGAATGCATAGTGGAAATAAAAGATCATAAAAACATTCATATTTTACCTTCTAATAGGGAACTGGTTTCTTTTGAGTTTAAAGTGATTGGAAATAGAGACAAGTTTCCTGAACCATTCTATTTAATGGTGGATACTTTAGACCAATTAAAAGAACAATATGACTATATTCTAATTGATACGCCACCGAGTTTAGGTGTAATGAATGGTAATGTTTTTACATACAGTGATTATGTTATTATTCCATTTGTACCGGAACTGTTCTCGATGCGTTCATTAGTAGAGGTAGTTCGTACTATTAGAGAATTTAAAGATGTTCATAACCCTGATTTAGAAATTTTAGGGGTACTAAGAACTATGGTTGAATATCGTACTAATGTACACAGCGATGTAATTCAGGAAACAAATAGATATGCAAATCAAAACGACGTGCATGTGTTTGATACGGTTATTCCGAAATCAGCACAATTTACAAAGTCAGTTCTATATAATCAATTACCAGCAACGTTATTACCTGAAAAGAAACGTGACAAGGCTGATTTATATTATGAATTATGGGCTGAAATTGAAGGGTATCTTGAAGGAGGTAAGTAATAATGTCAACATTAGCTGGTGAAGGTCAAGGAAGAGGGCGTGGAAACCGCCCTAAGGTTGACTTTAATAAGGTATCAGGTGAAGTAGTACAAACTGAAATTGAAAAGTTTTATGCACCTGTAGACAAAATTGAGAAGAAACAAGTTTCTATATATTTAGATACTGATGTTATTTCAGCAATTGAAAAATGGGTAGACACTTTACCTGAGAAGAAGAAAAAAGGTGCTAGAAGTGATTTAGTCAATAACTTCCTGAAACAAGTTTTCAACATTAGACAAGGTTAATTCCTTGTCTTTTTTGTTACCTTATATAGTAATAATTAATTTGTAGGAAACAATTACCGTGTACGATATATGGTAAAGGCGTTATGATTATAAGGCATTTATTTTCTCTTTAGAAGGGTAAGTATAAGTTAATGATAAGAAGCGAAAAGATAATAGTTGTACTAATTATAGTATGCTGGTCACTTGAACTCATTATGATTGATTAGGAACGAGTTTTAAATTTGTTCCTACTTTTTTTAAATTAATCCTTGCAAAAGTGTTTCACTTTTGATAAGATGATTACAGATAAGAAAAACGACTAATTAATTTAAGTGAGGTAATGGAAATGACGGAATTAAACAGCACAGAAGGTAAAGTGTACGGCTATGCTAGGGTATCAACTTTAAATCAGGATTTAGCTTTACAAATCCAATCATTATTAGATTATGGTATTGACGCTGAGAACATTTACAGCGATAAGAAAACAGGAAAAAATCTAGACCGTGACGAACTAAAAGAATTACTTTCTATTGTTAAGAAAGGTGACCTAATCATAGTTAAAAAGTTAGACCGTTTAGGGCGTTCGGTTTCACAGGTTACAAATTTAATTGAAGAACTAACGGAGAAGGGTATTTATATTAAGTCCATTGACGACGGTGTAGATACTTCTAATCAATCCCCTATGTCAAAAGCTATGATGCAATTGCTGGTTATGTTCGCTGAAATGGAACGTAATTTCATTGAGGAACGTACCAAACCAGCCATTCAGAACGCTAGGGAAAATGGTGTAAAGTTTGGTAGACCTGTGACAAATAAAACTGTATATGAAATGGCTGTAAAGGATTATTTAGACGAGGGTATGACTTCTAAAGATATTATTAAGAAGTATGGCAAGGGTTCGAATGGTAAGGACTTAGTTACTGAGGCTACATTATTTAGACGTATCAAAAAAGAACGAGAAAAGAGAGGGATTAATAACTAATGAAGGCTATTCCTGAACATATTATAGAGGCTATTAATGTATTACGAAAGCATGATTATACTAACAGGGCTATTCTATGTAACATTAATAATGAATACTTTTCTTTAGGCAATGAAGAGGTAAACGAGGCTTTTCGATTACTGAACATGTACTTTATTACATGGGATGATAAAGGCTTTGATACGCTTGTTAGATACTTATATCAAATGGAGGGACAAAACTAATGTTAGTACAAAAGGATTTCCACAAAGTTCATTATGAGGTTTTAGCACTTGAAAAGAAAACAGGAAGAAGTTTTTCTGAAATGGGTAAGGGTTCGACTCAAAAAGTTTATATGTATAAGAATGGATATGGGGCTAGTGTAGTAAATGGTTATATGTCTTTTGGTCATGATGAACTGGCTGTACTATATTTCCATAACCCTTATAAGATGTATCGTTCTAAAACTAAACGTCTTAAAAAGAAGATGCTTAAACAGGCTGGTGACTGGTCATTATCTTACAGCACACCAATTACAAGCGATGTAAAACGCTATTCTGATAAGCAAGAATTAAACCGTGATTTACAGCTTATTAGCAAGCTAAATAAAGATGGGCAATTTTAAGATCATAAAATCAAAAACTAATTAAGTGAGGTTATTTGTTATGAAAAATTATATACGTGTGGTTCTTGTTGAGGCTGGAAATCCTGAAATTAAAATCATTGAGAAATGGGAACATACTTTAGATACTGTACAACAGTTTGTAGGCGGTATGATTCAACCTATCCGTGTAAATAGTTCTGTTACATTATGGATGAATGAAGAAGGCAAAATGCAACAGCTAGAACCTAATTTCAATCTATTAAATAAAGAAGGCGTTCCAGTTGATACAGTAGTAGGCAATGTTATAATTGCTGGTACTAATAGTGAAGGTGACGACGTTTCTTTAACTGATGAAGAGATAGAACTATTACAAGAAAGATTTATAAATAGACATATGTTTCAGTTGTAATTTACATATAAATAGCTTAAAATATAAGAACAGGTGTTTGGTTTCCCTGTTCTTTTTTGTTACTAAATTTTACTAATGACGATAGGTCGTCAGACGTGTTATATTTTAGTAAGTGCCTATACATAGTTAATTATTAGGGGGTCAAACGTTAAATTGAGTAGCATTATGGAAGAATTTTTGAAGTACAAGCATGTTGAACATGTTAAAACTAAGCCTATTAGTAAACTTGAATATGAGAAAGTTTTATTACTTGCTATTCAAATATCAGACCAATTGTTAGAAGTTGGGAAAGATGTATTGGGGAATACACTTGAATGCGAACATATTAAATACGTGAATCATTTACAAATGCTGGCTGAAAAAGAACTATCATTATTGCGTCAGACTATGGCTGAGGAACAGTAGTAAGGTGGGTAATCATGGGAATTAATTTTAAAGGTTCTGACGTTGACGGAAAATCCTATGTGGACAACGAACGAGAACAGTATAAGAAGCGTACAGGCTTCACAGACACGCAATACTATAAGATTGTATCATTATCATGTAAGTTCTACATACAGGGCTATGAGACAGGCAAGGACATACAAGGAAATCCGTTAAGTGAAGAAGAGATTTCTATTTGTAAAATGCTGTATGACAAGATGCAAGGTGAAATTGCATTAGCGAAAGAAAAGTTCATATTAGACAAAGAAGAACAGTCCTAAAGACTGTTTTTTTATTTTGTTAAAATAGTTGTTGACTTTACGATATACGGTAATATATAATCAATCTCGTAAGGTACACGAGTGGTAAGGCACTTGTGAAAAACTAATTTAAGTGAGGTAATTTAAATGCAAACAACTATTTTAACAATCAAAGAAGGTCGTATTCAACGAGTTACAAAGGTTCAACAGCAAGTAAGAGGGAAATTCAACCTTGTAAAAGGTTTAAAGCGTACTTTCAAATATGGTTTTGAACAGGTATCTGAATACTTTGGGGTAGAACATAAGGACGACAAAAAATGGTTCTATGGCTTTTATGCTACATGCTTTGGTATTATGTTCTTAACGTTTCTTATAACTCAGGTTTTACCATTCTTCTTAGGGGGCATGAACTAATGAAAAAGATTAAACAATATAAAGGGTTCGTTATAGCACAGGACAAAGAAGGTATTCTACATATATTTACTAAAGAGGAATGGTCATATGGTAACGGCTGTCGTTATCCTGAACATGAGGCTGGTAATATACAAGAAGCACTTGATTTTATAGACTCATATTAAGTTTTTCAAAAGATGATCTTAAATAGGTCATCTTTTTATTTACATATTTTAGTAGGTATTAATACTAGTACTAACTTTAGTATTAAATTTAAATTTATATGTTGACAATCAAAAGTGTATCAATTATGATTGTTTACGTAAGGTAATAACAAAACAAAACAAGTGAGGTAATTCAAATGAAAACATTATTTAAGGTTGCTAAAAGTATTATCAAAGGTTCAGCGTATGCAAGTGCTATCTATCTTGCATATGACAAAGCATTAGTTTATTACATTTCTGCTGGGGTTATTAGTGATAACGGATATGATTACAATTACTTACCTGAGTTCGTTGGTGCTTTAAAAACTACAATTTTATCATTCATTTAATAGGGGGTTGTAATTATGTTCCGTAAATTAAAGTTAGTAATTAGTTTGGCTGCTAAACCGTCAAAGGAAGAAAAGAAAGGTTACATGAAGTATCTAAAGTTTCTATTCTTCTTATATGGACTGGTGGCAATGTTTCAAATGTGTAATTAAAAAATTTAACTGTTGACAATCAAAAGTCTTACAGTTATGATAGATAACGTAAGGTAATAACAAAACAAAAAACTAACTAAGTGAGGTAATTAAAATGAAACAACAACATAAGGAATTATTAGAAGAGTTACAGGCGGTAATCAATAAAATGTCTTTAGCATGTGAAGAAGATTATTCTTTCAATACATTATTATGTGAGTTAAATGAACAACAAAATGTTTTCGGCTGTTCAATTGATGAAATTGACATCGACAACTTCATAGAAGAACAGGAAGAAAAGCAACCTTCTTTCGAGTTCATGGGAATGCACATTGTTAACCCATACATGGACGAGACAGGGCGTTTCCGAGTTCTTGACCCATGTGAGTACTATGGCATTAGTGAAGAATTTCTAAAACAGTTCCCGAAAGAGGACTAAAAAATTTAGCTATTGACAATCATAAGTGTAAGATATATGATAGTAAACGTAAGGTAACAACAAACTAATTAAGGTAGGTAATCACAATGACAAAAACATATCAAGAAATCGTATTAGAAATGAAAAAGCACCGTTCGGAAAAGCATTGGTCAAAGCAAGATTTAAAACGTATTGTAGAGGCACAAAACACTGGTGATTGGTCACCAGTAAAGGAAAGCAAGCTATACAATAAATATAGTGGCGAATATTGTTCACTATTAGAAGTTCTACATAATGTGGAAAGGGTCGTCCTATAAGGACGGCTTTCTCCAAACTAAAAAATTTAAGTGTTGACAATCATAAGTCATACACTTATGATAGTAAATGTAAGGTAACAACAAACAAAAAAACTAATTAAGGTAGGTAATTTAAAATGGCAACTAATATTGAAATCGTAGAACTAGAAGCAATGATGATTGGATATGAATTTGATGGTAACAACTTAAAGTCTTTCGCTGAATGGAAGAAGGAAGGCTACTCAGTTATCAAAGGGCAAAAAGCTACTATCAAATGTGGATTATGGAAACCATTTAAAAAGAAACTAGTTGATGAAAAGACAGGTGAAAAAATCATGGACGAGAAGACAGGCAAGCAAAAAGAAGAAACTCGTTTTAAGTTAGTGGATACGGCTTTATTCACTCGTGAACAGGTTCAAAAATTAAATAGCAAAAATAAAGATCAGGCGGACGAGGTTTCGCAAGTTGAGGGAAAAGAGTCTCTAATTATAGAAGAGGCTGTGACACCTTTTGTTAAAGTTGAGGCTGTTGTGCAACCTGATACTATTCAACCTGTCGAGGAACAGGAAGAAATTAAAATTAAGAAGAGTTACTTTGTAAGAAAGGCTTCAAATGTAAATGAAGTTATGAAAGGCGAATTTGCTGATTATGACCGTTACGCAATTAGTGAAGAAATTAAAATGGATATTACAGAGTTTAATGAGTTTAGCCAAAACTTATTATCTGATAGCCACCATTTAGAAGGTAAGGGCGGTACATACACGACAACCGAACCGGAGGGTTGCGACGACGTGGAAAACTTCTATGAGTTAACAGAACAACAGCGTCAACAATGGTTAAAAGGTGCTTACCGTAAATGTGTGAAGGTATCATGTGAGGCGTCCACATTCTCACTTATTATTGACCCACAGGGGTATAATTACGGGCGTTACGTTGCAATTGAATATAAATAGGGGGCGTTGCCCCTTTAATCCTTCATATAGTGATTAATGAAATACAAAGTCCCTGACATATGTGATTAATAGAAAACACGCTTATAACAGCCTTTAAACGCTTATAATCACATATGTTAGTGACTATTAATATTAGTACTAAAGTTAGTATTAAATTTAAAGTTAAAATTAGTGTTGACAATCAAAAGTGTATGATTTAAGATAGTAAATGTAAGGTAATTCAAACAAACAAAACTAATTAAGTGAGGTAATCAAAATGAAAGAACTAGTTATGAAAATGGTAGACAAATTGGAAGTAGAAAGACAGTACGGCAATTTATCTTGTTATGACTATCCTGCTGAGTATCAAAAAATGATTGACCTTGAAGTTGAAATTTGTGAAGCGTTAGACCAGTACAACGAGAATGAATATAGCAAACGTGCATCTGATTTATATAGTAACATTGCCGATATTGCAATTGACATTATTAATGGAAATATTAACGCTGATACACTTGAAATTAATTACTATTCTATTGATGAATGGATAGAGGTATATATTACAAATGGTATGTGTGAAGCGGAAAGAAAAACATTTGAATCACTGTTCCATTATATGCCTACTGATGTAAGAAACGGCTGGCTAGAAGGTAACCACCTTGCAAACTTCACGAATACATATACAAATGTAATGATTGAATATATTTTAATGGCACACGAATAAAAGAGGGGGTTTCGACCCCCTTAAAATTAAATTAAAAAAACTTATCAAAAGTGATTGACTTATGATTGGATATAGTGTAAATTAGAGAAGTAAGGTAATAACAAACAAAAACAACTAAGTGAGGTAATTAATTATGAAAACTGTAAAAACTATGTACTTATTCTTTGAAAACTTATATACTTCTGTGGAAGACATCGACCCAACTCTATTAGCTGAGTGGGGACATAAAGAAGAAGTACAAGAAATGCACTGTGTAATTGATGTAACTAATGTAAACGAAACTGTTTTAGATAGAAGTGACGCAATCATGTTTCATGGTTTAAATAATGCAATTCAAGAAATGAACGATTGGAACGAATAAGGGGGAATATGACAATGGAAAACACTATGATGAATGAAATGTTTGAAATGATGAAAGAAATGAAAAAAGATATGAATGCAATGAAAGAGGAAATGACTACAAGGTTTGACAAGATAGATAATAGAATGGAAAGTCTTGAATCAAAAGTTGACGACGTTTTATTGGAAGCTAGAAAGTTTCATGGGGTGGCTTGTGAAGAGTTCGACGCTATCAAAGAGGATACAAGTATTATCAAAGAACAAACGGAAAACAGTACACTGGACATTCAATATTTAGCTGGATTAACAGGCGTTCATGATATGATACTAAAAAGAAAAGGTAATAATGATGATAACTAAGGAGACTGAAAACAGTCTTCTTTTTTTATATTCTAATCGTTTTTCATTTTATGATCTTAAATATTGTCAGAATAATTTAAACAGTTTTACTTTATTTAACCCCTTGCATAAGTCTTACACTTTTGATAAGATAGTTCTTGTAAGGGAAAACGTCGTGAGACGTGTTAACGGCAATCGAATGCCAGTGAGGAATGGACAAAGAAATAACTCACACCACTACATGTAAGGTTAAGTTGAAGTAAAACTAATTAAGTTAAGTGAGGGAAACAAAATGAAAACATTAGAAATCGTAAAACAAACAAAAGTATTTAAAAGTGAGTGGTGTAACGGTAAGGGCGAAACATACGCTTTGCACTTCAATAAAAGCCGTTTTGGGCTACGTATAGACGTTATGAACTGGATTGAGTTAGATACAATGGAAGTTCGCCTTATTAAAGGTAATGGGCGTGATTGGAACTTTAAAGAATATAAAAAGATAGTTGTTACCACTCAGGAAGGCGTACAACAGGCTATAGAAGAACTTAAAGAACTAGCAATAACATTATAGAAGGTGAGGGGCTGAAAAGCCTCTTATCCCTCTTTTAAAGTCCTTAAATGAAGGACACAAGAAAAGGGACTAACACTTTCTATCAGGTTAATCACAAACATTGTGACTTTACAGAAACCCAGTCATACCAAGGGTTACAGCGTTTCTATTAAATTTGTGCATATTTTAACCTGTAAAAGTGCCACCATTCAAATACTATTACTTAAGAAACCCTAACAGTAAGATAAGTATAATACACTATAACTCACTTGCTATAAGGTAACATGCTTTGCTATACTGTAAACAAATGTACAACAGTAGTAAGGGGCTGATTGAGTGAGTATATCAAAACAACCACATAATGTAAGTGTAAGGTTTAGTGAAGAAGATTATAAGCAACTAATGTTCTTACAAGATAAGTTTAGTAGAATGAGTTATGGTAAGGTTTCATTAGCTGATGTATTAAGGATAGCAACAAAGGAATTATATAATATAGAAAGTGCTGATATGAATAGACCTATCACACGAGAGAAAAGCTACACACCTAAAATTTCAGATAGCGAAAATAAAGATCAGGAAATCGTTGTAAAAATAGATGACCCTGAAAACAACAAAGAATTAACTATTACTGAAAAGATAAAAGAAGAAAGCCTTTCTACTAAGATAGAAAGAGAGAATGAGTTATTACAAGAAGCACAGCAAGAACAACAGGAACAAAAAGAAGCATAAGCATTTCCCTAGCCTTTATTTAGGTTGGGGAACTTTTTTTATGTCTTTTTTTAAATATCACTCAAAAGTGTTTGACATATGATTGATTATAGTTTAATATAAATCTTGTAAGGGAAACACAAACAAACAAAACTAAAACAAGGTAGGTAATCAATCATGAAAAAATCAATCACTTATTTAAACGAATTTACACGAGTTTCTATTGTAGAATGGAATGAAAATGATATATCTGTACAGACTCAATTTAATAGCTGGGCAAAGCTAGAAAATGAATGGACTAAGTGGGAAGTACTTGACGAAAACGAATTAGGAAGCCATATGGAAGTGTACGGATACATAGAAGAAATGAAACAAGAACACCTGTAAAAAGGTGTTTTTTTTATGCATTTTTTTAAGGTATTGCACAAGGCAACTTTTTTAACCTTTATATAGAAGGAACTAGGAAAAGCACTTTTTTTAAGTGTGTTTTTTTGTGCAAATTACCGCTTGTTTGCTTTCTTTACACCAAAAGCCACAGAACTTTTTTTATGCACATTTTTTTAGGGAAGTAGGGCTATGGCAACCCCCTTATATTAAAGCCCCTTATATGGCTTGCTAGACCCCTCATATAACACCCCCTTATATAAGCCCCCTCAGTACGCCCCTATATACATCCCCATATATACACCCCTACCACAGCACCCCATACAGTAGCACCACACACAGCCACACCCACACAGTACCACACTACACCACACCACACAGGTAGTAAGGCACAGCACACCACCACTCACACCCAATCACAAGTCAAGAGTAATGAGTGGATAGTGAGAGGGTAGTAGTACCAGTACCTCAACCCCAATCACAAGTGTCAATCACAAGTGAACGAATGAAACAAAGAAAGAAAAAGAAAGAAGTGAGAGAAGGAGAGGCGACAGCACCAGCCCACCACGTACACCCACATATATACCCACATGTAATAGAACATATCAGTTTATGATCTTATTTTTAGCACCCCCACCCTATGGGGGCTAGGGGGCTGTATGGGGGCGGTCTAGTACTTGCAAAATATACACCATATTTTTGAAACCTTTTTGGGGAGGCTTGCCGTTGCTTGCTGTATCTTAACGAGGCTTGTCGAGGCTTGGGGGTGGTTACTGTTTTTACCATAACGATTCCTGTCGAACCTCGTAAAAATTTTGCACCATATTTTCTGAAACTTTTTCTTGCAAATCACTATGACCTCGTGTAATATACTATGTGTGAGGCAGACAGCCTCACTAAATTACAATTTAATATAAAGGGGTTTTTAATATGAAAGAAGTTACTAAGAAGGCATTCTATCAGAAGTGGTGGTTCTGGGTAATCGTGGCTATCGTGGTTATAGCTAGTTACGGTGGAGGGTCAGAAGATACTAAGCAGCCAACTGAAAAAGCTGATAAATCTACTAATGTAACGAAAGAAGAACCTAAAGAAAAACAACCGGAAGTAGCTGAGAAAACGAATACTTCTGAAAACGAAAAAACAATGACTAAAGCTGAATTTGAACAAATCCAAAATGATATGTCATATGAAGAAGTAGTAAAGATCATTGGAAGCGAAGGCGAACTACAATCTGAATCTACTGTCGGTGACTATACATCTAAACTATATACATGGAAAGGTGAGGGCGGTCTAGGTGCTAACGCAAACATCACTTTCTCAAATAACAAAGTACAAGCAAAATCCCAATTTGGACTTAAATAAGGAGAGATTAAGAATGTACCAAGATAAAGATACAGTAGAAGTAGGATTCGTATTTAATGACGATGGTGACAAAAAACATAGAGGCTACATAAAGAACGAGAAGCCACTAGAAGTCCAATTGGAAGAACGCTTCATACCAATTCAAATACATGGTATGTGGAAACACATTTCAACAAGACGTATCAATGAAATATGGGAATCTAAGAAACATGAACCACAAGGACGCCTAATATAAGGTGTCTTTTTTTATGCTATAATAAGTAATAACTAAGGAGGTTAGTTTCATGGAAAACAAAATGATAATGAATTTAATTATGGACAGGGTAGCCCTAGCTACACATACAGCAAATAATATGGGTGACGAGGCAGTAACCCTTAATAGAGAAACACTGGCTGACATGCTATTTGAATCAATTCGTAAAGAACCTTCTTTCCATTTGGACGACATTATAGAAGAAGCGGAAAAGGTAGGTATTACCGCAGATGAAGTCTATAAGGCTACAATGGAGGTATGGGACTCACATAAAGGCTGGTTAGAACTCATGGAGATAGCCCCTGATTATATTAAGAATAAGTTCCTTGATACGATGCTTGCAAAGATCATAGTTGCCGAATATGAAAGACAAAATAAAGTATTAAACTAAGGACAGCTTAACGGCTGTCTTTTTTGTCGTTTACTGTAGACAAAGTTATAACAATGTTATAACATATAAGAGTAAGAAAAACAACGAAAACGGCGTTGTTAGTCTTATCTATGTACGATAACAAAAACCTAAAAAACTAAAGTTTGTTAAATTCTCATGACTCCCAACAGGGATTGATTTATAAAAGTCCCTGGTCTTTTAGAACTTTAACAACATCAACAACAATTGCCCTTATTTCTGATTCGTCAGAAGTAGGGGTTTTTTGTTCGTTCCTCAAAACGATTTCTTTTCTAATGGGATTATAGCTTATTTCTACTGTATCCCCTTCATATAAATCCATTTCTTCAAGTATCTCTTTTGGCAATATTAAGCCTGTTGAGTTACCTATTTTCCTGAGTTTTCGCTTCATCGTTTCACCTCTACCTGACAGTATACCACAAAACAATATGTCCTATTTCTCACTGTCGTTGCAAGTACCTAATTGTAAAACAAATTACAGGAGGTACTAAAAATGAAAGTAGAAGAATTAGTATATGGATTCAAAGGGAATGAAACTTATTTAACATTATTTCTTAGCAAGGTGGAAGTAGAAGGTTTTGATAGATTACAGAACCGTGCAGGGGTTTACATGGTTTATGATAAGAACGACGTACTAATGTATGTAGGAGAAACAACAGGCGTTAAACGACGTGTGAAGGAACACTTATCATTTAAGTTTGGTAAGAAGGAACTTAATAAAGATACTATTGGATATGTTCTCTACACTTACTTAGACGAAGATCGTTATGAACGTGGGGTCATTGAAGGACTATTAGTTCATAAATATCACCCAACTTTAAACTGTAATGATGAAATGAAAGGCGAGTCTTTAACTAAGGTAGAAAAGGCTGTTCAATATGACGCTTTATATTACGCTAGAAACACTGAAATAAAGTCATTTGTTATTGCAAAGGCTTTAAATGTGGACTATGACTATATCAAATGTATTCGTGTGAGAGGTACACTTAGCCACGTTGAGTTACCAAGTGGTTATTCACCTAAGGTAGTTATTACACAGAAATTTATAGACGATAACTCACAGATTACACGAACACGTATCAGCCAAACCACTTTTAATCAGGTTAGAGAGTTGCTTGAAGAGGGTTCTATGAGACAAGTTGAGATTTCACGAAAGTACAACATTAGTTCCTCAGCAGTCAACTTTATCAAGAACCTATCAACACCTAAGTTTAAGAAGATGGAGGAAATCAGAACTAATAAGGCGGTGGCATAATGAGTAGGGAAGAAAAAGTGAAATGTCTCATTGAGTTAATTGACCAAGTGGAGGGTGTAAAAGTCGCACCTGACCACTTTGTTGATATGTCTGACGAACAGTTAGAAGAAGAAATTGAATGGTATGACTACCTAATGACTAAATAATTTCACGTACCGTACCTTTAATGAAAAGGTGCGGTTTTTCTTTGTCTTAAAATAGGGTCTACATGCAAGTACCTAAGTGAAGTTCACTTTTGGAGGTATTTGTATGTATACATTAAATTCGTTTTTTGCTGGTGCTGGTGGTTTTGATTTAGGATTCTTACAAGCTGGTTTCAAGATAGTAGGGGCTTATGAGTGGGATTCCTTTGCTGTGGAAAGCTACAAAGCAAACATTGATCCAGGAATAGAAGTTACAGATGTTAATGAATTAACTGGTGCTGATTTAAAGAAAGCTGACGTTTGGACGTTCGGATTCCCTTGTCAGGACTTATCTAATAATGGGTGTAAAACTGGTATTATAGATGGTTATCGTTCTAGGACATTCTTTGAAATTATGCGATTACTGGACGAGGTAGAGGAAAAGCCTTCTATCCTATTAGCTGAGAACGTCAGAGGGCTAAAGAAGTACCTTCATATATTAGAAGAAGAATATGATAAAGCTGGCTATAAAATGTACTACACTCTTTACAATAGTAAATGGTGGGGTGTGCCACAAAGCCGTGATAGATATTTTGTGATTGGTGTTAGAAAAGATATTGCTAGTACATTCCAGTTCCCTGAGGAACAGCATGACTTTGCACCAGTTCTATATGACTTCTTAGAGGATGATATGATTGTACCTGACCATTTATATATGGAACGTCCTTTGAAATTCATTGAATTGGGTATGGAGGGACAAGCTATTATGATTCGTGAGGCGGTCAAGAAAGGCTATAACTTAGCTAATATTGGCGACACGGTTAATATAACGTATCCTAATAGTAAAACAAGGCGTGGACGTATAGGAAAGCAAATCTCACAAACTCTTTCTACTGGATTAGAACATGTAATCATAACAAAGGATATGAGGGCAAGACGATTTTCACCGAGAGAGTACGCACGGTTACAGGGATTCCCTGAATCTTATAAACAAGTAGTATCAAATACTCAGTTCTATAAACAGCTTGGTAATGCTGTCACAGTTCCAGTAGCTTACGCTATAGCGACACGAATAAAGCAATTTCTAGCCAACTCTTAACAGGGTTGGTTTTTCTTTTGTCCTAAATTTGCCACCAATTGCAAGTACCTAATTGTAACAACAATACAAGGAGGTATTTTACATGATAGGACATAGAAGAATACGAGTTTATGAGGACAACGGGCAAATGAAGGAGACAGATGTTTACTTGCCAAACATTAAAGACATTGTGGGCTTTTTAAACGGCACATGGAACTTCAGTATGTTTGATGATTGTTTCGAGGGCAAATCTAAATTAGGTGACATTGACGCTTCAATAGAGTTACATGGTCACACTTTGGTAATTGAATTTAAACGAGATCGTACAGCACTTACTACTGGTCAGATTGTAAAAGCTATCCGACAAGCAAAGCATAGCAATATCACTACTATCTTTGTATTCGGTGAAACTAACCGACCTGAGGAATACTTATTATTCTCACCTAAAAACCTACAAGGAACTGGTATTAAGAAGTGTGACACAATCGTTCTTAGCAAAGTATTAAAGAACTGGAATGATTGGGCCTGTAAAAATTCGTTAACAAGTCGTCATGACAATGATTGGACTATTGCCAAACGATACCTAAATGCTGTGGGTGGGGGTAAGAAATAATGAGTACAGTACGTGAAATTATAGAGGCTAAATTAGAAAACGGTGTACAAGTATTTACAGCCCATGAAGTGGCACACCTTTTAAATCAGATTAGAGTACATGAGGAAGCTATTAAAATGGCAAAATTAGAAGCCCTTATATCCGCATATAAGGAAGTGAAGAAATGAGGATAGATTGGATAGAGGCTGGATTATGGACAGGCTTAATTGTCTGTCTTACTCTTTTGTTCTTATGCTGTTATGCATTATATCAGGAATCAGAAGAGTGCCACAATAGAGGCGGTAAGATGGTTGAAACAGGTAATACCTCAACAATCATTACTTATGTAAACAATATGCCAATTATTTCAACATATGAAGAAACGGAGTGTACACGATAATGAAATTAAAATACACACAAGTACAAATTGTTAAACATGCGTTACAGCATTATATCGAACGACCTGAGGCTACTGATAAGGATTTAGTAAAGGAGAAAAACTTACTAGCTAAATTTACAAAAGAAGCTGATGAAATGAAAACTAAATACGAAATTAATTAGGCGTGGGGGAAACCTCACGTCTTTCTTTTTGTACCTGTATTAGTGCTGGGTTTCTTGCCCTATTTATTAAAGGTTCATAACGTTGAACCAGTTAATGGAGGGGTAGGAATGAAAATAAAAGGGCATGTAAAGGGCAAGACATATGATGAATGGAAATTCCGTATGGGTGAGATAGATTCGTTCTTATATATGGTAAAAGAGAAAGCCCTACAAGGCAAAGAACTTTCACGAGACGTACTAGAGAGGGCTATTAAGCTAAAAGAAGAACGGAAACAATGTGAACGAGTTTTACGATGTTGGACAAGTACACTCGAATTCATGTATGAGTACTTTTCTGACGATGCTAACCCTGAGAATGAGAATAACTTAATTCCTGAGGGCATTAGTATTTTAGATGCACCAAAATTTCACCAAGAGTTAACGGACTATCTTGACGACTACATGAGAGATCATGCTAAGAGAATTGCATGGTCAGTTCCTCGTGGTCACGCTAAATCAACTTATCTATCAAATATGTATCCACTGTACAACATAGTTTATAACTTACGTAAATTCATTGTTATCTTATCAGAAACTCATGATGGTGCGAAACAGTTCACTGACTTTGTAAATAACCAGTTAAAGGATAATAAGAAGTTACGTGAGGACTTTGGCGAACTGATGGGTGAAAACAGTCGTGAGAATAAAAAGGATAATGCTGAGAAATTCGTCACAAAGAACAATATCATGGTTGCCTCAGGTTCTACACAGAAACAGCTTAGGGGTATGCGATTTTTAAATGCACGTCCTGACATGATAATTCTAGACGACCTTGAATCTGAGAAGAATACCAATACACCTGAACTTAGACAGAAGAACTTAACGTGGTATACAAAAACTGTCAATCCTTTAGGACAGCCACCACGCTATGACAAGGAAGGTAACTGTATTGGCGGTACAGCCTTCATTTACATGGGAACATTAGTTAACCCTAATGGACTGTTACCTTACGTAATGAATCGTGCTGACTTTAAATCTAAACGTTACTCAGCAATTGTAAACGCACCTGAACGTGTAGACCTTTGGGAAGAGTACGAACGTATTTATCGTGATTTAGATAATGAAGATCGTAAGGACGAAGCGGAACAATTCTACTTCACTAACCAATCGGAAATGGATAAAGGAACAGAAGTATTGTGGCACGATAGAATGCCTTACTACAAGCTGATACAGGAGAAAGTAAACGTAGGTACAAGGGCTTTCAACTCAGAGTATCTTAACATCCCATACAGTGACGAGGACGCTATCTTTAAACAAGATGCTTTCACTTGGTATGACGATAAGGACTTATACGATGAACAAGGTCGTATGATACCACTTGACCTATATGGTTTTTGGGACATCGCTATTACTGGTAAAGGAGATTACAACGCTATTGTTACTTTGGGTAGAGATAGACGGACAGGAATCTTTTATGTTATAGACGCATGGGCTGGTAAAGTCAACATGCATGAGGCGTTAAGAATCTGTGAACAGAAAATACTAGAATACGAACATCATACTTTTGGAGTCGAGACTATACAAGCACAATGGAGTATGTTCCAGCAGTTACGTGTAAATCTGTCAAAGAAGAACTATTTCAAGACACGATTAAAACAGTATAACCCTCGTACTAAGAAAGAGATTCGTATTGAGGCACTAGAACCGCTAGTAGAAGCTGGTCAGATTAGATTTAAAAGGCAACATAGATTATTAATCGAAATGTTAGAACTTTTCCCACAGCATGAACACGATGACCTTCCCGATGCTATTGCATCATGTGTAGAAGTCGCTGGGAATCATAGAAAACGTATGTTTACAAATAAACCTAAGGGCTGGTGATTATTCACCGCCCTTTTTTAATTTAAGGAGGAAAAGGAATGGACTTGAAAGACCTATTTGTTAAAGGCGAATACTTCCCACTAACTGACCATGAAGACCGTATCGTTCGATATATTCGAAATGACAAGTTAGCTAAAGGTGACCACGCTGACGTATTCAGAAGTACAGCAGAAAAGCATGAGTTTTATATAGGTTCAAATTTTGCTGGATTAATAACACGCAAGTCGAGTGACTTTTTATTCGGTGAAGTTCCAGTGATCTCAAGTGGTAAAGATAATAAATCAAAGGAACAAGAGACACTTGACCGTATCACTCGGTTAAATGCTATGAATCGCTTAAACTATCAGCAAGCATTAACTTGTTCTGTTATGGGAGATTCATTTTACAAGGTTCGTTTTGGACAAGAGTACGCTGGGGCATTCCCTGAATCATATGACCCTAAGCGTATCATTGTTGAAGCTGTAGACCCTAAGAAAGTATATCCACAAACATCACCGTTCGATAAGTCGAAAATCGTTGCTTATCACATTGCTGAGGCAGTTCAGGACGGAACAAGTGACGACTGGACGTTGTACGTTGAGAGTCACTATGCAGGAAAGATCATTTACCGTCAATTTGATTTAGATGTATTCCGTACAGACCGTTTCGGTAACGTTGAGTTATTCAAAATCGGAAACGAATTACCTGAGGGATATGAAGAAGAAAATACCGGAGTTCCTGTTCCTTTAGTAGTTCATATTGCTAACTACAATGACGGTATCGACTGGAAAGGTCAAGATGATATTTCTGAACATCTATCATTGTTTGACGAGATTAATAACCGCTTATCTCAAATTGGTTCTATCTTAGACAAACATGCTGACCCACCAATTGCCGTTCCTACTGGACTATTACAGGACGATGGTGAAGGCGGTACTTACTTCCAAGTAGCTATGAATAAAGTGTTTGAGGTAATGGGTAAAGATGATATTGTACCGCAATACATTTCAAACTCAAACCCACAATTAGACCAAGCATTCAAAGAGTTAGAAATGCTATTAGAGTTCCTATTATCGGCTACTGAGATTCCAGCCGTTGCTATCGGTCTGAAAGACTCAGGTACAAGCGGTAACTCAGGACTTTCTATTAAATGGCGTATGAACTCGTTGCTGGCTAAGATTAACCGTAAACGTCAATTCTTTGAAGACGGTCTTAAACGTGTCTACATGATAGCACAGATGCTAGAACAGTACGCTGACCCTTCTGTAGCTAAACACGAAATCGTAGTTCCTACAATCAAATTTAACGACGGCTTACCACAAGATGATACTGAAATTGCAAACCGTATGGCTATTCGTACAAACGGCACTCAGACATTATCACAGAAATCAGCGTTAATGATTATGGACGGTTTAAGTGAAGAAGAGGCACAAGCTGAAATTGACCGTATCAATGA